GTACAGTGCTTGATTAGTTTGTTCGAGTTTTGATTGACGCTCTTCTGACTTCTCAAATGTAGCGGCCATGGATTTTGCGGCGATTGCCAGAGTCTCATGCGAGCGAGCCATGACAACCTGACTATGCTTCACAGCTTCCATATCTTTACTCATGCCGGTTACTTCTTTCAGGGTATCGTGGAGTAGCTCCTCTACCTTCTGAACAGTTTCGAGATTGTTCATATGCGCCCTCTGCCTTTGATCCCCCTACGAACGATCCCTTTAATTGTTCCCCCGGAAGTATGGTAAAATACTTCAATCGACTTTCCGTTATTTACGTTCTTGTGGTTTGCGTCCCTCTCTACCAGCTGTTGCAGGAATCCATCATTTGCCTGAGCAAGCTTAGTCTGATTAGTTCCCTGAGCTTTTACTTGCTGGCCGGCTACCTCGATGCTGTAAAGAGTATCGACTGGAATTCTATCATTCTCTGCATAGAATTCCTTGAGTCTAGTACGGCCGATGATAGAGAGCTTTGCATACTCCGGGCAGTTGGGGATGTTCAGTTTGAGTCTTCGATAAGTCGGAGCTTCATCAACAGGAGAGTAGTCAGAAAGGAAACCTTGATTCCCGCGCCTGTCTCTCCAGTAAGCAGTGACATATCCGTTTGTGCGACTCTTTACAAAGCCGGATAGTTTGCTGAAGTAGACGTTACTCCAGGTGATCTGATTACAGACTACATCCAGGTGTTCTCCGGAGACAGGCCGGCCGTGATGCTGAGTGAATATCTCTCTTCCTGTGATATCGAAGCCAGAGAAGATTGCGTAAGCATCGCTCTTTTCTGCGAGGTTTCCTTTAACGCCTATCTGAAATTCTGATGGACCGTCATACACCGTGAAATACGGATTCGGATTCTCTATCAGCAGATCGCCGCACTCGATGTAGTTGTCGCAGTTATTCGGACGAGATCGGAATTCAAACCACCGATCCATAACTCCACCGACACGGCCGTTCACAAGGACTTTCAGAGGAGTCTGAAGTTCGTAGGGAAGTGTTACCTGGCCTTTCGCGCTACACAGCTCAAAAAGCATCTCGGCTCCGGGGGAGCCTGTGATGATAACGTACTCAAGAACTTTTCTGGTGAATTCGTCCAGCTCTGGAGAATCAAATGCTTTACCGCTGAGGCCGCAGTAGGGCTGGAGTATCTTCTTAGCTTTACCAAAGGTAGTGCTCATAGCATGGCAAAAATAGATTAATATTTTTGCCAGCCCTGCGTCTCTGGCTACAGGGATTTACTTAGAAGTGGCTTGTGCCTTCTTCTCTCTCGCCAGACGTTTCTTTGATTTGATAACTCCTGATGCCGGAATTTCTGTAGGTAGCTCTGCAGGGGCTTTTACTTTAGCTTTCTTTTTGTCTGGAGCGGCCTTGCCGGCCTTCTCTCGGGTCAGCCTTTTTTCAGACTTTGTGACTCCGGTGAGGGTTCCTTTGCTCATACGTTCACCTTTATTACGGTAGGCTGCGAACGGATCATGACCACCTCCACATCCGCCGCAGCCCATCGCCCCCTCCCTTAAACGCCAGCCGAGAAAGAGCCGATACAATCAGAAGGACTCTTACGGAATACGTTAGGCATCGGAATGCCGTTGAACGGAGTAGAGCGCTTCTGAGGAATCTCAGAGTTAGTGAAGGTCTGCTGAAGTCCGTTTGCGTACCAGTGTCCATACGCATAGAACGGCAGAGGGAAACCAGCATTCGGGCCGGCGTCGCCTTCCGGAGTCTGAGGCTGGTAAATCAAATTCGCGTTGTAGATACTTAGTGCCATTGGCTAACCTGTAAAAATAAAAGTTACTTGTTGCTCTCGGCCTATTTGCGGCCGTGAGGATCGGTTGGAGTTGGATGACTTACTTTCGCTCCATAGCCGAACTCGTTGATCATTGCGCCTAGTCGCACAGTCACAATCTTGAAAGGAGTTGGCCTAGTGAAATCTCGAGTCACCATTCCTTTGAAGGCGCTACGATACTTCGAAATATTTGCCTGTTCGTTGCCTGCCATAAAATCCCCTTTTTCAAACTTTTCTAAAAAACAAGTGCTATTTGCATCACTTATAAAATAACATCAAAGGCCAACGTATACAACATCGAATATAACGTAGTCAGTACCCGAGGTAGCCTGTAACCATTGAGCCTGTAAATGCGCCACCATAGCTGCAGTAAAGCCGGGGGTAGCGTTGTTTATAAGTGCGTACCCTGGAGGAATATCTGAAGAATTTCCATATATTCTGTAAATACTTGAAGGGGCTGGAAACACTTGCAGCCATTGAGATTGAACATAGACACGGACGCCGAGGAAGTTCCCTGAAGAAGATATTGCGTACCAGATAACGGAAGTGTCTGTAGGCTGATCTACACCTACATACACGTTCGTTAACTGAGAAGCATCTAACTCAATCTTACCGTTAGTCTGGATGAACTTGATCAGCTGAGTGATATTCGTAAGGCAAAAGTCCTGAGGCACATCAACGAACTTTATTGCGCCTGTAATGATCGTCATAATCCGAATTCCTTATAATCCCAATCGCCGCTTAACTCCTTGAAAGCTTCTACCTCTTTCGTTACTCTCGGAGTTTCGCCTTGCGTAATATCCGGCTCCTGCAGACTTGCAAAGATCGCGAACTCGTTTAGCTGCCAGGAGTCGCCTTCAATCTCAATCCTGAACTGCACTCTTCTCACTGTCTGATAGAGGTTATCGTTTACAGGGTTACTTACATCTCTAATATCCGGCCGTGTGAGGCTCAGCTCTTTTAAAGATACCGCTGTACGTTCTCTGATATCCAGATTACAGAACTCCTTGTAGCCTAGAAGTACATCGAGTTCATACTTACCCCATGGAATGAAGTTCGGAGCATCAGAAGGTTTATACTGAACATCGTACTTAAACTCTCCACTGATGTCTGAGATATTAGATTCAAATCTTGTAAGCTCTTTATCTTGAAAAAGATTCTTTACAAAGTAGTCTCTGGTGTAGACGGTGCTCCTCACTGGACGGCGGTATCCTTCGTCTGTCCTGTCTACGTGCGAGTCAGGCGTTACTTCGTATATCTGATTGATGCCTGAATCTTTTGAAATAATGAACATGCGATTGTCGTTAACAATCATGTCCATCGGCTTTACGCCGGTCCAAAGTCCGTCCCATGCAGCAACGGAATCAGCCCCAAGGCCCTGTCCTCTAGACACATTTGCCATGTCCAGTACCAGGAGTCCGGAATGGTAAACATCCAAAATCGTGCTGCCATCCAATCGTCTCGCCACTCCCCGAGTAGGTCTGACAGTCCAGAATATCTTGTTATTGAAATAGCAGACTCGTGAGAAAGGTACGAGACTTTCATCGTAATATTTAACCCAATTCTCTACAGGCAAAGACATCGGAGTACGCGCCCACTTTTTCTGCTCATCTCTCGCAGCGGAGAGTCCTCTCAAAGTTCCGTCTTTCGAAACAAAGAAGAGATCGGAATTTACGTTAGTGAATGATCTCTGATCCGCTATGCCGGCCCCGTAAGAGAGACAAGTGCCGAACTGCCCGATGTTACTCCAATCAGATCTAGGCTGAGTAGTATCGTAACTGTAGATTTGGTCGCCTGTAGCAGCTATGAATACTCCGATACCTGTTGATGAATCGGTAGCCTGTAGAGTAGCGAGCGCTGTTATAGGCTCGTCATAGTTAGAAGGTGTCTTATATATCTCTCCGGCAAACGGACCTCCGGAAAGAATCTCCTCTATCGTGATAGGTGCTTTCGGAGCAATAAGACTGCCGGCCGGATCCCCTCCTGTCCACTCGTTCAAGGTATTAGAGAAGAGTGCTCTATTCTGATTGTAAGTTCCGAGATTCAGGACCGGAAGCTCATTAAGCGCTGCACTGGATCTACGAGCTACCCCGTTATCAATAATGATCGGGCGGTTAGGGAAATCAGCGAATACGATATAACGAGCAGCGACAAAGGCGTTAATTCTTTTTGCAAAAGGATTGAGCTGAGTCTGAGCATTAAGCGTTAAAACTTTTACACTAAAGTCCTGCTGGTTGATCATGTATATAAGCCCGTTAACTACGACGAGCTGATAGAATGTTTTTCCGATTCTATACGGAACAAACGCTTGAAAGAGTCCAGACTGAAAGTTAGTTTTGAAGTCTGCAATTTGATTAAACTGGTAAGAGTATCCACCTCTTTGCATCGAAAGCTTTTTTCTGCAAAGTCCGTAGCGCGGCCGAAGAACGCCTTTCGATGTAGAGACATTTATTCCGGCCACAAACTTGTTCGGCTCCAGGCGTGTTGAAGGCAGAGACACATCTTGTCCGCCATCGAATGCAACCTGAATATCTGAGTCTGGTGTCGGCATTTTAGCTGATTAGAAAGCTTAACCTGACTGACGCGCTCTTAGTGCCTGAATTTGTCCATACACCTGTGCTGCTTCCATTAGGACTCACCCCGGCGTTTAACCCCGCTGCAAATACAGCTCCTATAGTCAGCAGAGTACCTCCCGCATTAACCATATCAAATGCATACCCGTGTGTTCCCTGCCCAGTCACAGGAACTATAGGAATCGAGAGATCGAAAGTAGTAGCGTTACTTACAGCGCCACTCATCACTATGGCAGCCTCAAAGAGTCTACCTGTAATTGTATACCGTCCTAAAGGGAAAGGAGTGCTTGCCCATCCAGTAGCTATCGGCACCCAACTGAAGGATGCTGGAAAGTCTGGAGGAAACTGGTTGCTTATCTGTATATCCGTAATAGCCTGGTTAGTCAGGATAGACTGATCATTAACTACTATTGTAACGGCAGTAGTTACCCCTCCGTATGCGAAGCTTCTAATATTGCCGTAAAAATTTACGCCATTTAACTTGAACTTAAACTTTTGTCCAATACTCAGATACTGTGTAACATTGCCTGGAACCTGAAATACCGATGCGGAAGTATACGTACCTGTAGCAGAGAGGCTTACCCATCCAGTAAGCTGAACCGAAATAAGGTCGTTTATGGTCGATACTGCATCGTCAATCTCTTCTTGCAGGTACTCATCTGTGAGCTGAATGCAGACAGCGCTTCCTATCGGCACGTTAATAATTACTAGCGGATTCCCCTGAGTGCAGGTGATATCTAATTGCCCCGGTGTAGTATTATCTGTTACTTCCCATCTCAGCTGTAAAAAATTAATCTGTAGAATGTCTCCGATACTGAAAACAGACTCATCGTTTACAGAGATAGTGTAAGTATCTTGAACCGCAGTAATACTCATCGGAGCGGTTAGGCTTGTACATACTCTTACTTCTGCATCAATAAGCTGAAACTTAACGTCGCCTGTGACGGGATCTATAAGAGTAGGAACCTGGCCCTGGTATTCCCCTGCAAGAAGCTGTTCACTTGCTCCATCGCAAACTACTATGCGCCCTGTAGCTATGTCGCCTGTGCCGCATATGCTCGCTATTAAAGTCGTAAGGAGGTACTGAAAATTACCGTCCGAGTCTTTTGCCTCTACGATATCTCCAGGAGTCTGGCCGGCTCCTGTGTTAGTTATGACTACTTCAAGAGAAGAGTTAATCTGCTCCAGATAGTATATACCCGTACCTATCCGGATGTTGGTTCCTTCCACTAGCCCGAAAGTGCTTGTTACTTGAATAGTTCTGGACTGCCCTACTCCTGGGGCTTCGAAGTCTTCAGCCAGAAATGGAAAGAGTTGGAAGTTATCTTGATCCGCGCAACACGGCCGTGAAGACGGAACAAACGCGGTACACTCCGGAACTACAGATCCCGGAGCCGCGTTACCTGTGAGTCCCTCATTCAGAAGTCCGATCTTCTTTTTGCAATCGTCCCAATAAACAATTTTCAAAGAGCCGTAAGCCGGATGCCAGAGATAGGATCCGACTACGACGTTCACAAGATTCTTAACTGATACCTGTATATCGCTATCGACTGCTGGAACTTGAAATTCATCCTGGATGACTACGCCGGCCGCGTACTGAGTGTCTCTGAAAATGGAGGCGTGATCCTGCGTAGTCTCGTTTCCGACATTTTTGTAATAAGGTTCCGGTGAGGGAGGATGTCCACAGGTTCTGCACTTTCCCACTATGTACCCTTTCTGTAGAAGAAGTTTTGCTGAATGATCCAATTCCCGACTGCTAAAGCAGTTCCATCAGTTCTGTAAACTTTCCCTACAGCAACTGAGCTATCCAGAAGTATGTAGCCAGGAAAAGCTCCGGTGCCTGCCAGTTCTATAACACAGCTCACTTTCTGTCCGTACCCTGTATTCGGTGCCGGCTGGAAGGGGAGTTCGAACTCCACGTAATCAAGTGTTCCGCCACTTATCACAAGCTCGTTATTCAGACTTGCGTGAACCGTGTCACCGACTACTTCATACTGATTAGCTTCGAAGTCTGTAGCAAGTGTGCCGGCTCCTGTGCCTTCAGTCCAGCTCGCTTCAAACTCCCGATAAAGAGTAGCCGCTATATCCGGAGGAGTAGTGACAACAAACTTCGTGCAGGGAGGGATCGGAGTTCCGTTAGCTACAGAATTACTACCAGTCTTTACGACTTTGATTAGATCGTTATCATCATAAGCAACAATCAGATAAGCTCCGTAATCTGGATTCCAGAGGATAGATCCGATCATGATGTCGGCAAGAGCAGCTATCTGTATGCTGACTATCTCATCGGCCAGAGGTACTGCCCACTGGCCTTGAACTCTCAGCACCGGCTGAAAGTTCGCTATGTAGATTTTCTCTTTACACCCATTATTTTTCTGAAGAGAGGGATCCGTCTGATAGTAAGGCATCTGCCCACTAGGCCGGCAATTACAGCTGCATCCGTATCTCATCCCACAATTATTGCAGCTCATAGAATCCTGATACTCTAACTATAGAAGCTCCGTTTGCGAGATCCGTAGCAGCGTCAATTGCGGTAACGATTGTATCGTTTCTCCTATAGGCGATTGCCGGTGTAAAGCCGGCTCCGTTGTCTATCATCGCTACGAACGTAGCTTGCGGAGCGCCTGATTCAACTCCTACAGGAAGCTCCACTTCAATGTATCTCGGTGTGTTTGCAACCGTGAAAGACATCTCAAACTCAAGCTGTACTTTGTAAGGGCCTACAAAGCCATATGTCAGCTGCTTAGTTGGAGTGACTACGGAACTCGCTACTACTGCAAAGGCAGAATCGAGTCCAGCTACATCGGGATCAATAAGCAGATCCACTTCTCCAGCTGCCAGCATCGGATACTGGTAGCATCCGTAAGTTGGATGTATTGCAGTGATTGTGAGGCCGGCTGTAGCTGTGCCATTTTGAGCGATTGAAATATTGTTGGTGTCTTCTATCGCTACTACCTGCACAAAGCCTGTACCGATTCTCAGGCCCTGCCCTACGTACAGTTTAGAAGAATCCGTTACCTCGATCTCGAGGATGACATTATCAGCCGGCATTACGAAAGTCGTCTTCACGTAAGAGAGAGGATCTTTACAGAAATAAATTCCGGCGTAACCTTTCGTACACGACTTGTTATATCCGTAAGAAATATTACTGTTACAACCGCATCCGCATGAGTTCATATTTCCACCAGCGTATAAGTAAAAGTTCTGTTAGCAGGAGAGGAAGCTCCTCTACAAATCGAAATCAGTTCATCGTAAGGACCGGCATCTCTTATCACCTGACATCCGGCAGAGTTCGGCCCTACAAGCTTCGCACCCAAAGAGGCTTTGTGAATGTTAATTCCAAAGTAACCTTCTTCTACTGTGGCTGCATCTAGATCGTACAACAAGTCTGTATTGTTGTCTCTAAAGACCTGTACAGGGCCGGCCTGTACGAGAGCTTCATACTTCCCCTTGTGAAGTCCCAACTTGTACCGATACTGCCCTGGTCGGAGGATAGCAGTACCCTTAGAATTCATCGGCTTTAAAAGACTAGGCTTGCCTGGAAGAGTAGTTGCAGAAAAGAAGTGCGCGGCCCACTTTTGTTTGTGCTGATAGTAAATCGCAATCGTATCATCAAAATAATCCGGCCGACTAAGCCGGCTCCTGAATCCGACAATATTTAAAGCATCCGGCTCATGGTGGATCGTATGGTTAAGTCCCTCCATTAGTAGTAAGAAATCTCTTGGTTCTACTATGACCATAAACTTTCAATTGCTGCCTGATTGTTGCAGCGGCCCTAAATAATAGATGTTATCATTAAGCAGTCAACGATTACTTTATCTACTGAAACCAGTGTAGTAGCCGTAACAGCCAAATTATCTCCGAACCTCCAAGGTATAGGATTATTTACAACCGTCATACTGTTTGCAGGAGCAAAGAGGATCTTACTCATACTTCCATCAGAAATAATAACCGCCGTAGGTGTTGCGCTTCGATTCGTCAAAAGTACCTGAACTATCGTATTACGTAACCCTGCGCCTTGTGCCGATCTAATCTGCACTGCGGCTACAGTGCTAGTATTAGTAGATGAAAAATGGGCCTGATCGCCTAGCGGAGCGTAAAAAGTAAATACACCTCGTCCTAAGGTGTCTGCTATCGGCCTTACCACAGTTCCTGCAGTAACTGCGGAAGGCAAAGATGTACGACCATCAAAACCAACAAGCACAGGCTTTGTGCTACCTACAGCTGTATTATGTGCAAGATTGCCTTCTATAGGTACTGGATTAGTACCGGCTACGTTATCAATCGTAACGTCCCCGATATCGACACCGGAATTTGCCGTAAGCTTTCCAATTCCGTTTGTTCCGGCCGGTAGTGCTACATCGGTAGCAAGCACCACGCGCTGAGTGCTCGCAGATACCGCGCCTGACGCGCCTTGCACACCTGTCTGTCCAGATATTACATTTACTGCCTGCCTTGCACTCGTAATAGATCCAGCAATAGTAGCAAGATTTCCTGCTTCTAAAGCGAGTGCTGAAGTATTTAAGTTAGTACCGGCGTTCGCTGTGACTGTTCCGGAAACCGGCTGAGTTGATGCCGAGGCATCGACTTTTAAAGCGCCTCCTGCAGAGACTGTAGCAGCATTCCCGCCCTGCTGAATCGTAGTCAGCCAGGGAGTTGTGTTTGCAGTGTTTCCCGGTTGTACTGTCCATGTGCCGGCCTGCCTTGCCAGTACAGTTCCTGGAGTCGGCTGAGCTACGGCTTGAGTGGCGACAAGTAAAAGGGCTAGTAAAATGCGTCTCATGCTTCAAGCTCCGTGACTTCTAAACTGTTTGTTGAACCGGCCGTGATGGCCGTGACTATTCCAGTATAAACTACGCCTTCAGTGATCAGGCTCAGAGAGCTTCCCGGTAGCAACTCAGTAGGTAAAAGAATCGTAGCGCTGGCCCCGAACCTGACAAAAATACTGTCGGTTGCACTCTTATTAGTCAGCCATCCACCTATTCTGTCTGTGTTTGCTGGAAGAATAATTGAGACTACACCAGTCACTGAAGCAAGCGATTGATTCGCTACAGCCGCTGCAGGCTGAACGAGAATACTGTTTACATTGAGCCTGCCGGTTGAATCTGTAGAAAGGATTTTGTAGTTACTGCCATCAGTCCCTGCAACAAGGCCGGCCGTGTTAGCTGCGGCAACTTCTGCGTTATTCTCTACACAGGTGCAATCACCTCCAGCCTGCTGAGCCGCAAGTGCTCCGACTACATAGCAGAGAGTTTTTATTACACTGAAGCGGAAATCTTTCTCATTGCAGGCTGCGGCCTGTAGAAGGTCAAAGTCTTCACATACATCGCAATCATCTGCCATAAGATCCACATATGAAATTAATAGCTGCCCTGTATGAGAAGCGTTCCGGAAGTAGCACTATCGCCATCGGCTCGTTTGATCTGAAAGTCTGCAGCATCAGCCAACACTACGTTTCCGAGATCCAGCATACCGGTGTCCTCTCCGGCCGCTACGCTCATGTACGTACTGACTCCGTTATCCAGAGATATCTCGATAACTGCATCCGTTCCGTTAACTACTCTGAGTCTTCGAAGCCGAGTCTGGCCGTTCATGAAGCCGGGGTCCGCGTAGGTCGCATAGTCTGATTGAAGCTCTGCAAAGCCTAAAGAAGTTTGAGGTAGCGGCATTACCGGAGCGCCACCTTGATTAGCTGCACAAAGAGCTTGGGCTACGAGAGTCCTCCAGACCTCCTGCATATTGGCAGTGCCAATCTGCCCTTGTATACAGGGATCATTACAGAGATCGCAAAAGTTGATTGCCATTATACTATAGGATTAATGATAGCCCATGCGACATCTCTAGCATCCGTTCCGCTGGATGAGCGAATAACGAAAGATACTCCCGGAGTAATGGTTTGAATATCCAAATCGCCGGCTGCTGTGTTTCCTCGTGGGCTTAAAAGAATAACGCTCCCTGCTACTACTCGAGTAGTTGCGACTGTTACAGTACCGCTTACTAAAGTAGCGACTCCTGCTGTTGGACCGGCCCCTGCAGTGTCTAGTTGCAACTCATTAACCTGTGCAAGTGGCGTACTGAGACTTGCTGCAGCTGCTAAAGCTTTCTGAACAAGCCTTGTAAAAGCTGCGTTCCCTTCCAAACTATCGAACGGCCCTTCTCCGTCCATCTCTAATATGCTACTCATATCCGCTCCTTAGAATAAATTTGTTGAGGTCAGAAAAAGAGTGGGCCTTTACGGCCCACTCTTGTATCAGGCTATTACGTAGCGCACTGTGTCTCAGTCGGTCCCGAACATCCAGGACATCTTGAAACAGTAGCTGTCGGTACGCAAATCTCAACAACTCCAAGTACAGTATCGCTGAACGCGGTACCGCCGATATCCACCCTCCAGGTGTTTTCCATCATGTTGATGCCAGCAGACACGATAGTAGCACTTACCGAAGTTCCGTTTCCGTACTTCAGGGTTACAGTCTGACCGTTTGCGTAAGAAGCAATCGGGTTTCTGAGGAGGAGATTCAGCTGTGTATTGTCACCGCTTACAGTCTCGTAGCTGAGAACCTGAGACGAGCACTGCAGATCGGCAGCATTGAACACTCTGAAGAACCTGTCACAAGTTGGCACTGTTCCAGTGATCTCAACCATGAATGTTTTACCGTCCGCGCTGATTCCATCCGTAAGGACGGTAGCGTTGACGAATCCATGAGTAGTGCTTTCCAGAGCAATGACATCATCTGCTTCAGCGTCAATCGGCACAGTGAACGTAACAAAGTACGTATCTGCCAGAGTCGGATGAGGCATGAACGAAGAGATAGTTGGAGAAGGACAAAGACCGGCTGCCAAGGTATTCTCACATTCAGTAGACTCTGGAGGACAAGTAAGGTTCGGGCTGTAGAATCGGACCATAGAAGCAAGAGGTTTTCGGGGTACAAGGAAAGCGTAAACATCACCTCTTGCGATAAGAGCAATCTGCGCTCTCGTCCAGTAGAAACCCTGCAGCCGGCCTGGATCGTCCGGAGTCTCAGGGTTAGACCACTGGAAGTTATCCCAAAAGCCGTTACCTGGCTGAGGTCCAAACGAAGAACCTTCGCCAAGAGTAGAAGGATCCTGTCTCGTGTAGACCGCCATTGGGTCCATACCATGAACAAGAACCTCTTCGTGAGTTGCATACGAGGGATCCATGTACCGAGGATTGATGTCGGTGTATGTTCCAACAGTACCTTTCACACCCTTAACCCATGGAAGAATACGGACCCAATTGGAGGTAGTCGTATCCCATCGGAAACGTCTCGGTGTCAGATAATTGACAGGCAAGAACATATCCCGAATGGTGTAGTTGAAAGAATAGCGTTGAATCAGATCGCCGCCGTACTCGCTACTGCCGGCTGCAGCTGCTCTCAAGTCGGCGCGAATCTTCGGATCGTCTCTGTAGAGTCCACTGAACATCTCAGGGGAAGCTACAACAGCGTACAAAGGCATACCGTTCGAGTAACTCAGAGGCTGAATTCTCGGCATCATTCTGAGCTGCTGATAGAAGAACTCGAGTCCGTCTATCGTCATTGCCGAGAGAACGGTATCGCCAAGAGGCAGGTACGAGTACGGATCGCCTGGATTCGGCTTGAAGCCGGCAGAGTCAATCAGATACTTCTTCGCAATCTGCGACATGAAGTTCTGACCAACGTTTACTTCTTTGTGGAAAGCGATCTGGTTATAGAATCCCTGCACCATGGCAGAGAACACCTGATTGTATTCCCGAGTCGAGGAGATCGAAGTTACGCAAAAAGAATCAGTCTTGAAATCTTTACGCATGATGCGGAAAGTTTTCGAGTTGAATGCGTTACCTTCAAGTGGGTGAAAGTTGTATCCGCAGTTCGGAGTACAGATTACTCCGCAGCCAGAAGGATCATCCAGAAGTTCCCACGAGTCAAAGCCTTCTTCCACCTGTGGAAGTTCGCCGTGATACTCAAGCTCCTGCATCGAGAGGCCGGCGTCTTCGGGCCATGGCTGAGGTTTTAGAAGATCGCGATACCAGTTAGGAGCCTGAAGCTCCATGTTTCTGATAGTTGCGCCGATAAGTGGGGCGTTTGCAATGAACGCCTGGGTAACGTTTCCGGGGGAGATACACTGAACCATATAGCCTCTTGAATAGAAAATTAGTTTGCATGGCTGAGAAACCTCAGCTGCTTCATTTTCTACAAGCGGCTATTAACGTGAGCCAACGATATTTGCTTGTACGCTCAGAGATAACGGATCAGAGCTTTACCGATGTTTTTATTATCGGCTTATTTTCTATTCCGAGTCAACGGGTAAAATTTATGACTACTTTCCATTAAAGAAAGAAGCTCCAATTTTGCCGGCTTCGTTAGGATTCATAGGCCCCTTGCTATCTACTTTCGGAGCAGAAGATCCAGATCCGTTACCGTTAGGCCCCGGCCTGAAGTAGCTCGTCTGTATGCTTGCTGACTGTTTGATATCGTTAAGTTCCTGAGCAAGTTTCTGTGCATGTTGATACGCTCCTACTCCACCGATAGAGAGAAGAATAGAGCGAGCAAGGCCCTTTGCAATTTTATCTGGCAGAGTCTTAAGTCCGTTCGCTTTCAGCTCCTTCACAATCGCGCCGAACTGGATAGCGGCCTTATGCTGATTTCTCTCCACGACTTTATTGTGCTCGATGTTTCCTGGCTCGATAACCAGATCCGCATAGATCCCTTCGTTCGCTGTCTGCTGAATTGCAGAGTCCCAGGCACTCTTACTTACGTTCTCGAAAACCTTTGAGCGCTTACTGTCTTCTATCTGCAGCTTCTCAGCATACTTAGTCTGGAGCTTTTGATGACTCTCCAGAGGCTTTGCCTCCATATCGATGGCTGTCTGTCCAAGCTCGTGCATCCTCATCACGAGTTCTTTTGCTTTGTTCGCACCTAAAGCATCAGGGAAGTAACGAGTAATGAGAGCGTTTCTATCTCTCTCGTTCTCGGTGCTTACTATCTTCGCAACAAGAGCGTCACGAATATTGTCAGCTATGTTGTAATCGCTTGCGAGCTTCATGAACTCAGACTTTGTTTCCTGAGTAGGGGCTACAACAAGCTCCTGATACTCATCGGACAACCGGCCGTTCATGAGTCTCTCGAACTCCTGAAGCCTCTGAATCTCGGTATCCTTTGCCGTAATGACTTCTGGAATCTTCTCTCCTTTGGCCCAGGAGTCTCTTTCCGCTTGCGCGGCTGCAAGTTCTTTCTGAGTTTTCTTCAGAGCCTTGCGATCATTTTTCAAAGCCTCTCTTACTTTCTTCCAGTTCTCGGATGCGGGTTTATCCGGTACATCGGACATATCCGGCTCTTCATCAGCCTCTGCCTGTGGGGCTGCTTCCTGAACCTCCTCCTCCGGCTCCTCTGTGAAGAAATTTGTTTCTACTGATGCCGGTGTCGGCGCTTCTTCTTTTGCCGGAACTCCGGGGGAGTGAAACTGCGGAGCTGCGGCCGGTGGGGGAGTTTGTACTCGAGGCTGTACTGGAGCAGCCTGAGGCTGTACCGGAGGGGCTACCGGAGGAGTCCCGTTTGTAGCGCTACCATTCTGAGCCGGTGCTCCACCTTCCAGCGGAGCCATCTTGGTAAACATATCCTGCATGATTGCTCCAGAATTAACCGGCTGTGTGGTAGGTGTGATGCTCATTTCTTCCCCTTATTAAGTTTGGTTATTTCTTCAATACTCAGATACCCCTCTTTCCTTGCGATCTCCGAAGCTCCGAAAGTTGGAGTAAGCCTTGCCTGTTGAGGATCGGCTTTGTTTGCATAGTATTCTTCTAAATACTCCAGCTGATTGATGCCTGTCTGAAATCCGTTAGCCCAGGATCCTTCATGCGCCATCGCATTTAAATCAGAGCCGTTATTTATAACGCTCGGGTATCCTCCTCGGCGGATGATCTCCAAGGCTCCGCACTCCCTTAGAAGGGCTAGAGCCTGCCTGTACTTAGCTACGTTCGATTCTTTTGAAAGAAATTTCTGTACAAGTAATCTATACATTATTCAAAGTCCGCTGGATTGGGTGTTTTTCCTACAGAGTTTCTAAGGTCAGCTTGAATCTGTTCAGTGCTTCTAGGTGCTAGAAGTTCTATAGGCTTTTTGATTCTTGTAGCCTCTCTATCATTATCCGCTTTCAAGTTTACAGCGAGCCTTTCATTCTCAGCTTTTGCCTCTACACCACGCTTCATGACTTCTCCGCGTGTTTCGGTTGCTTCCTTAGCCCGTTCAACCTGCGAAGTAGTCTTGAAGTCTTTACGCTTCTCTTCTCGGTCTAGCTGGATATCCTTACGCTGCTGCTCCATCTGCATCGCAGTCATCGCCTGCTCTTCCTGAGCGCGTCTTCTGACTTCCGCCTGTTGCATCTTCTGTGCGCGGACTTTATTAAGCTGTGCAAATTTCGTGAGCTGTCGCATGTTCGGAGTGAGCTGCTCCACATACTGTTGATTAAGACTGTCTTCCTCTACAAACCCTATGTGCTCTCCCATATGCGGAAGCATGATAGAGAAGTACTGATCCGCCTGAAGTGGATCCATCTCTTGCGCCTGGACCTTCTTAACGATGTCCATGGCATCTGCCATATGAGATCCGATATGAGCTTTGTGCTGATTATCCTTCTCAGCCTGCGGCATCTCTCCCTGCTTAACTATCACGTTCTCAACCCGAGCAAGAGAAGCTCCTCCTAATGCCTCATCCGGCGTCATGGCATCCCCTAAGTAGCGCTGAACATAATCCGCGCCAAGAGAACTGTTCACTATGTCCGATCTATAATTGTACTGTCCTTTCGCGCTGAATCCTCCGGCAATCCCGCCAACAGATCTGAGTCCCATCTGCAAACCTAAAGAGCTTCCATCGCCGGCTACCCGAGCGGCCGTGACACAAAGATGCTTCGGCATCTCGCCTTTCTTTGCGCCGTTAAGTGCAAATATCTCCTCAGGCACACCTTCATTCATACAATACTCTTTCCACTCTTTGAAAAAGTTGTGATCCGGATGCTTTGCCGGTGAGTGGAACTGCTTGATGACCATCTGATTTAAAGCTCTATCGAACGTCTTATAGAAGTGGCTCACTGTCTGCTTACCTACAGCGAACTCTTTCACGTTCTGCATCTTCGCTTCTTCGGCACTGCGAGAACCTTTATCCTGATCTACAACCGAAGTATCGTCACCAGATATCTGTGCGTTACGTGCAACCTTCCTTTCAAAGTATTGCGATACCTGAATCACCTGGCCGGCGTTACTGCCAAGGTTATTAGCGGCTAACTTCGCAGTACCTATATTCGTTACAGTCCCAGGAATAAACATTATCGGATCTACGTTCTGCCCGAGATTCGCTGGAGACTCGATAACCGGTGTGCCGGCCATCTTCGCCATATCAAGCGTACTGCAATCCAGCTGCATCATGGCCTGACAAGCCGGAAATATTTTATGCCCTACTCCTCTGTTACTGTGAATATACCTTTCGCCGGCCGAGTACGTGAAAGCAATCACCGCCTCCTCGAAGCTCTTGTATTGATCCGTTACTTGAAAGAGAAAGTCAGAAGTAGTTCCTATGATAGGATCAAAAATGAAGTTGGAGATTTTCCCGTTGTACTCTTTATAGAGGAGTCCGCCGAGCGGTACGGTATCAGAGAACACCATAGCGCTATTGAAGTTCCCGTTTTGCAAAGCTACCTGAAGATCAGCAGCATTTGTAAAGGCGCTTCCGTTATTCCAGTTATTACTCTTTGCGATATTATTTGCTCGCATTAGAAGGAAATGCTCCAGCGCCGGCATGTTCCATGGAGCCGCGCTTCTCTCCTTCTCGTTCATCTGAGAAAGAACGTCATACACTCCCCACAGATACTGCATCTGATAAGGAGTATCCATTGCAACGTAGTCCCACTTACTAACGCTACTCAGAGTATTATTCGGAACATAGAAGCGGGAGTAGTCAACTGACTCCCATTTGTAAGAGTCTTCGTCCTTAAAGACTATCGGAGATAATCCAAGCATCACCAGCTGCGAGCACATCTGAGAAAACTCGGAAGGAAAATCTATCCACATCTCGTTAATGATTTTCGTCCAGTTCCGACTCAGCACCTCTGCCCAGGTAGTGTAGTCCTGATCTTTTTGACCTTGATATTTTTTGATTTCGAACTTAATCAGGTACGAATTGTTATTTATCAGATTCCAGAAAGTGAGAGCCGTTCTTTCAAACAAAGCTTTCGCATCCAGAAAATTTGCATTCGTTACGTGATCGAGGCCGGCCTTTGCAAGCTCTTCCTGATCGAATGGCGGATTACCTCCGACAAGTCCTATAATCTGAGAAGCGAGATAGATCCTTTCCAGATGATCGGCTCTCGCCTGGTTCCAGTAGGTACGAGCCGCATCTACTGACATGATAATGTTTTTCGGAGCTTTCAGTCTGCCGGAAGCTTGCTGAGTAATTAATCCCCTGCCTGATAATCCCCCCGGAGAGTCGATGTACCTGTTACCTACTATGTTATCCATTTTACTTTTCTATAATATTTAATTGCCAGCATTGAACAGACTCGTACTTCTCCATCTGATCCGGAGTAGGCTTCTCTATCTTTCCGTCATAGAAAACTTTCATATTGAGCACACAGCTGCACACCGCACATTTGCCTAGTCGGTCAAACTGCGCCGTTCTTTTACTGCCTATCGAGTTAAGAGCAACCAGCTCCAGCCATCCTCTCTGCTCATTAGTGTTTATATTGTACTTACACGAGGCACACTGCTTTGCTCTCTTCTCAGCAACTTCCTGAGGAGCGAAGCTTTTGTACATATAGTTTTTTAGAACTACGATAGCACCTTTGAGTGTGCCGAGTATGCCGAGAGGCAGGGTCTTAGGCTCACATCTTCCGATATTTTCCGGTAAACCGCACCAGTAGTTTTCCACCGTATCATCGAGATACTCTAGTTCCGGAAGATTATTCTGTTGCCTGAATAGCTGTATTCTGTCGAGTAAGGTTTTCTTTGACTGCTCCGGCCCGTACATCTGGCCGGTGTCTGGATCTTTAAATACGAATTGTAGTGGCCCTTGAAATGCTTTAAACTTGAAAATCATGAGTGTAACCCAATTAATTCAAAGCCAAGGCTGGAGTATCGTAACCAAGAACGAGAATGGTAAGGATGCATATTACGTAAAAACTCAGTATGAAAAAGAATTAGGTTTACTGAAACTCAGGCATCCGGCGTGGTTGCATCTTGAAATATACGCTAAGCATACAATACCGGAAGTCAAGTATCAACATATGAAAGTTGCTCATGATATCCTCTGGCCTAATGAAATCTGGCATTCATGGACCGAAAGAAGATTCAAAGTGCATTGCGGCGTAGGCGCTCAAGCTCTGTCTGGTTATAATTTCATCGTCCAGGCCGGAGGGGGATCCAAAGCAAAATCCTATGATTGGGGAAAAATAGCTCCTCTCTTTTACTTCGCTAACCCCGAGCAGAGGACTGTAACAGTCGCCTCTACAACGCTCGCCTCACTCAAAGGCCGCGTATGGGGATACCTTACAGAGTTCGTAAGAACTATGTCAGTAACTCCGAAGTACAACTATACCAAGTCTCCAAGTCCGGCCTTCCTGCCGATCGTCTCAGACGGAAAAGAGAAAAAGAAGAAGCGCGGTAACGTAGAAGAGTCTACCTTACACGGCATGTTCGCAGTCACCGCGAAACTCGGAGATGACGATCAAGCAATCGCAAACTGGATCGGCAAACATCCGAAAGACAAAATGCTCCTCATCCTCGATGAGGGTAACTACATGCCGATGTCTATCACTAACGCATTCTCTAATCTTAATTCCCATCCAGAGAAGTTCCAGCTCTGCATTATTGCAAACTCTAAATCCGTTTCCGATCTACACGGCTCACTCGCTACTCCTAAGAACGGATGGGATTCAGTCTCTATCGATCTCGATGAGTGGGTTACTGTTTACGCAAACGGGATCTGCCAATACTTTAATCCTTACAAGTGTCCGGCCATCACCCATCCTGATCCAGTTATCAGGGAGAAACTCGGGAAGTTCCTTATCTCTGCTGAGAACTTAAAAAGGAAAGAACAGGAGTTAGGTACAGACTCCGAAGACTTCTACCGGATGGTACTCGGCTTCTGGAAGAACCGCTCCACTGAGATGGTTACAGTATCTGAGAAGTTCCTTAAAGAGATGTCTCCTCGTAAAGCTATCCAGTGGTCCGGATACTATCCGATCCAGAGAGTAGCCGGCTTCGACTTCGCCATTTCCACAGACGGAGATAACCCAATCCTGAGAGTTGCAGATGTAGGTCACGATCTGGATGGAGGAGTCAAGATTAACTTCTCCGGCCTCTCGTCAATATTCAAGCTACAGCTTGTAGCTATCACCGATAAATCATTTGAGAAGCAGATATCTGAAAAGATTGTAGACCTCCTTATCCGCTACAACGTCAAAATAACAAACCTTGCAGTTGACGTTACCGGCCAGGGGAGGGCCATAGCGGAGTGCATATGCTACGAGAATGAGAAAAGAGGGTACCCGCTTGGTATCGGATATCCTCTGAAAGTTTATTCCATGTCAGCGCACAACAAGAACAAGAGAAAGGAGTCCGCGCCTGACTTGCTTCCAATAAGTACCAATGACCTTTACAACGATTTCAGAACCTACATAGAGAAGGATTCGATTCGAGGACTCGATGAGATTGTTATCAAACAACTTACTCATCGGCAGATAATCAAGAAGGGCGACAAAGTATTCCTCGAGTCGAAGAAGGACTACAAACGGCGCATGTCGGCTATCGGCGATCCTCATTCTCCGGATGAAGCAGACGCCTCTGCTCTTATCGTGCAGGTAGTAAAGCTTCGCCTGGGTATACCGGCCGGCCTCAAGTGGAAGAATCCTCAGCGTGAAGAGGCGCGGGCGCATATGGATAAGGTATTTGCCATGAGTCGGCAGGGAATCGATGCTTCGAACAGTGCTAAGCCTTCTCGGCCGAAGACAAACTTTGCGGCTGGACTAGAGAACTACGCCAAGTATCGGCGTTAAGACAACTCCCCGTTCTCGTCTAACTCAAGAGTTTGGCGCTTAGGATTCCCTTTAAGTTCCTTTAGTACCTCTCTCCTACGTTTGTGTACCCCCACCCCTGCCATTACCAACTTTATAAGTGAGTTAGTAGAGCCTATGAATCCGAAGCCTTTGTGTATGTTCTTTAGATACATATCGTAGTCGGATAGTTCGTTGATAAGAACCTTCTTATCGAGGCTACTCAGATCCAGTGAATCCAAATCAGCGTCTGTCACCTGTTGGGCGTCTACCTTGATTTGTAAAGGAAACTTGGACGTATTCTGAAAGTCCGCGTTTTGTTTACTTTCTTGATAAGTGTCGTCTGATTCATATTCACTGAGCTGAATCTTATCGGGGAGATCTGGAAAGTCTATTTCATTCATTCATCTATTCTACACAAAAAGAATACTTCGCAGTAGTCTAGCGCGGCGGGTGGGCGGGGGGCGGCATGAAAATCTTGGTTCA